CTGTCAAGACGGGCGACAATCCGCGCCGTGCATCCTTCCTCGCCCGGATGGGCAACATGCCGGGGCCAGAACGCAAGGACGGCGAGCCAACGCGATTGCTCAAGTCGCTGCAAGCCTGGGGAGCGTCCAGCAAGTCCGATGCCAAAGCCAAGGCCAAAGCAATATCGGCCCGCAATGAGGCGAAGAAGAAATGACAATCACCAACTTTGGCACGCTGAAGACGGCCATCGCAGACACTCTGAACCGGGACGATCTAACCGCAGTCATCCCGGCTTTCGTCGCGCTGGCCCAAGCGCAGTTCAACCGCAAGATCCGCTCGCATCGGCAAATCACGCGGGGCAGCCTGACAATCAATACGCAATTCGAGGCGTTGCCTGCGGATTGGATGGAGACGATCCGCATCACGATGGACGCCAGTCCGATCCGGGTTTTGACGCAAATAAGCATGGACGACCTGACGCGCTATCGGACAGGCTACGACGACGCGCCAAACGCGCCAGTATATTTCACCCACATTGGAACGGACATTGAGCTGTTTCCAACGCCTGGAACGTCCTATACCAGCGAGATTACCTATTACGCCAAGATCACGGCGTTGTCGGCTGATGGCGATACGAATTGGTTACTGACCAACAGCCCGGACGTGTACCTGTACGGCGCATTGGTGCATACAGCGCCGTATCTCAAGGATGACGCGCGCATTGCCGTATGGGCGGGATTGCTGGCGCAGGGCATGAATGAAATCGAAGAAGAAACAACGGCGGCCCGTTTTGGTTCGCCGCTTCGGATGAGGATCAAGTAGATGGGCACGACAACCACAACCTTCACCCTCAACAAGCCGACAGTCGGAGGCGATGATAACGCCTGGGGCACTGATTGGAACACCAACGCAGACAAGATTGACGACTTGCTGGACGGCACAACCGCGATCAAGCCGAACCTCTCCGAAGGGCTGTGGAAAGTTGGCGGGGTGGCGGTGACATCCACGGCGGCAGAGTTGAACTTCACCGACGGCGTAACATCCGCAATTCAAACGCAGCTTGACGCCAAGCAGGCATCTGATGCTGATCTGACAGCCATTGCTGGGCTATCAACGAACGGCATCATTGCCCGCACGGGCGCTGGCACGGCTGCCGCACGCACGGTGACGGCTGGCACTGGCATCACGGTCACGAATGGCGATGGCGTGTCAGGCAATCCGACTGTAGCGGCTGATCTTGCATCACAGGCCGAAGCGGAAGCCGGGACGAACAACACCAAGGTCATGACGCCGTTGCGGGTGGAGCAACACATGGCTGCTAATGATCTTGGCCAGGGTCAGACATACCAGAACGTGGCGGCATCCCGAGCGATCAACGTGACGTATCAGAACACGACGGGACGTCCTATCGCTGTCTACTATCAGAATAACGCCATCGTGTCGTTTACCTTTCAGTGCGGTGTTACGGCTGGAACATTGGTTAGTGTCATGAGCGGCGACAACACCGGAGGGGCGCAAGTTACGATGACTGTGATTGTGCCCAATGATCATTTCTATCGCGTCGATAGCGCGGCGGCTCCGGGCATCAAGGGCTGGGTGGAACTGCGCTGATAAAATAAAAACCCGCTTTCCCTATTCAGCAGAACTCCTACCCCACGAGGTAACCAAGAATGACCGTCACCTATTCCACTGCCGTCAAGACCAACCGCCTCGCAGCTTATCAGGCCAAAGCTGATCCGCTCTTTTTCATGGCGCAACGCGGCGAGGCTACCAATGCGGAATGGCTGGCCAAGGTTGCTGAGATCAAATCGCGCTTCCCATATCCGGCGGAGTAACCCATGCCCCTCATCCCGCTTGCCATACCGCCCGGAGTTTACCGCAACGGCACTGACCTGCAATCCGCAGGGCGCTGGCGTGATGCGAGCCTAGTGCGCTGGGCAGACGGCACCATGCGCCCCGTGGCAGGCTGGGAAGCGCGCTTTGACATCAACGACACCGTGCCCCGTGGGATGCACGCATGGCGCGATCTGAACAACAACCGCTATATCGCAGTCGGAATGTGGGACAAACTATACGCCGTCTCGCAGGCCGGGACGATCACCGACATCACCCCGGCAGGGCTGACCACGGGTAATGCCGTGGCGACGCAAAACCTTGGATACGGTGGCGGGCTTTATGGGGTGGGCGCATACGGTACGCCTCGATCCGATAGCGGCAGCTTCGCAGAGGCAACAACTTGGACGCTGGACAATTGGGGCGAGGAACTGGTGGCCTGCTCCAACGCTGACGGCGATCTGTATGCCTGGGACTTGGACGTTACCAATGACGCGGTAATCATCCCTAATGCTCCGACTGACAACCTTGGCCTGATTGTGAGCGAGGAGCGTTTCCTGTTCGCTCTGGGCGCAGGCGGCAATCCTCGCAAGGTGCAGTGGTCAGACCGCGAGGACCGCGAACTATGGACGCCAGCCGCAACGAACGAGGCGGGCGATCTGGAATTGCAAACCTCTGGACAGATCATGCAGGCCCTGCGCGCACGCGGGCAAACGCTGATCCTGACCGACATTGATGCGCATACTGCCACGTATCAGGGTCCGCCTTTCGTCTATGGCTTTGAGCGGGTCGGATCGGCCTGCGGCGCTATATCCCGCAAGGCAGCCGCTTCGGTCGATCAAGGCGTGTTTTGGATGGGCTTGGGATCGTTTTTTGCATATTCTGGCGGCGCTGTGCAGGAAGTGCCGTGCGAAGTGGTGGATTACGTTTTCAGCGATATCAGCAGCACGCGGCGCTCACACATCTGGGCCGTCTCCAACTCGCAGCATTCGGAAGTGTGGTGGTTCTATCCGTCCAGCGGGTCGACCGAATGCGACCGCTACGTTTCGTTCAATTATCTTGAGCGGCATTGGTCAACGGGCATCATTGCGCGCACGACTGGCGTGGACCGTGGCGTGTTCGTAACCCCGATCTGGATTGACGCCACGGGACAGGCTTACAATCAGGAAAGCGGCACGGCATATGAGGGGGCTAGCATCTACGCGGAAAGCGGCCCGATCCAGATCGGCGCTGGTGATAACGTGGCAGTTTGCACCATGCTTATCCCCGATGAAAAGACGCAAGGCCAGGTGACTACGACATTCAAAACGCGATTCTATCCGAACGACACCGAGCGCAGCTATGGGCCGTATAGCATGACCAACCCGACTGACGTGCGGTTCACGGGTCGGCAAATCCGAATGCGTGTGACAGGGACCGCAACAGATTGGCGGTTTGGCATTCCAGCGCTTGACATGAAACAAGGAGGCCAGCGGTGAAAAAGGTACTTTCACTTTATGGCGGGCCGGTGGGTGAGCACGAAGTAAATGAGACTTGCGTTGCAGCGCTGGAGGAATGGCTTGAGATGGCCAAGAGCGGCCAGATTGTCGGAGTTTGTTTGGTTGGATTGGGGTATGACAACCTCGCTCAATACAGAATTGCGGGCAAGATCGGCGGTTATGGATCGGTAGGGGCCACGCATATGATTTTGCAAGAATTAACGTATATTAACATGAGCGCAGAATGAAGGTTCCACCCGTCATTGGTGAGCGCTGGCAGATATGGGCCGAGGATTTGCGGCGCTATCTTGGGCGCGTGCAATCGCAGCTTTCTGCAAGAGAAGCGTCATCATCGGCAAATGAGAATGGTGTAATTCTTTGGGACCGGACAAACAAATATCCGGTTGTCTCACGCGATGGAGAGTTTCGGCAAATCCTGCTGGCTGACGGTTATGCGATTTTTGGGCAGGACGCTGATGTAACGGCTGCGGCGGCTAACACGGCATACAAAGTGACGCTGGATGTGGTTGCTTTGGACAATTTTACGCTGACGGGATCGCCGCTGACTGAAATCACGTTTGAGGAAGGCGGGATGTATTCGCTTTCGTTCACGGCACAAATTGCCAGCACGTTGGGCAGCCAAGTTGATTTCCGTTTTTGGCCGAGGCTTAACGGGGTTGACGCCACGGGTAACACGGTCATGGCCAGCCTGCACAACAACGGCGCGACAAACGTTGTTAGCCGCACGGCTGTTTTCACCGTTTCGGATGGCGATGTCCTGAATATCATGTGGGCTGTGAGCAGCACGAATGGAAGTCTGAAAGCCCACGCGGCCACGGCATATGCACCATCAGCGCCGTCAGTGACGCTGAATATCGTGAGGGTGCAGGCATGATTCCAAACATCCACGATTACCGCGCCCTGATTGAATCGGCCCTAGCTT